TGCGCTTTTTTGATAGAACCACCCATTTGGTCAGCCTCAACAACATCAGCCTTGATTGAGCTTCTGTTACCTTGGATTGCTGTCCAACCAGCGATGTCTAATTCAGCTAATAAAGCTTCAAATTGTCGCATAACGCTACCTTCACCAACATTGACATCATCAAATTTTCTAGACGGTTCAACACAGTCTATATAATCTAATAAAATCATGTCTGGGTACCAACCTTGTGCTATTAACTTTCTAACATATTGTCTAATGACTGGAATTGTAGTACCATCACTTGAAAACTTTTTAAGTTTCAATTGTCCTTTACCATTCATCATTTCATCAACCATAGTCATAAGGTCGTTTTTGTGAAACGCTAATGAGTTTAAGTCATAACCAGACCAACATGATAAATGCTTTCTTTGGATAACTTTTGGGTTATCTTCAAAGAAAATTTGTAAAACTTTCAGCCCTTGATTCATGGCTGTATTTGCAATTTTTGTAATCATAGTTGTCTTACCAACACCAAAAGGCGCTAATATTACAGCTAATTCTGTTTTAGCTAAACCACCATCCATAATTTCATCTAACCCTTTGATTCCAGTTGGGATTGGTTTTCTAAAATCTTCTTCTAAAACTGTGTCAATACTATCAAAAACGTTCATACCATCGTCTTTGTTATCACCATGCTCTAACGCTTTTCTTAATATAGATTCACATTGGTCATAATCTTCGATGTTACCTTTGCTTATGATTTTATTAATTTCAGCAATAGATTTTTTCATTTCTTGCTGTTTACAAAACTTCATAGCTATATCTTTAATCTTATAGCTATCGTTTAAATCAGCTTCTTGAATCTTTCTAAGTTGTGAAATTAAATACTTTCTTTGTTGCTCGTTATCAACATCTTCTAATAGTCTAATTTGTAAACTACTAAAATCTGGAATAACGTCATCTTTAGTTTTAGCTTCTTTTAATGTGGCAACTACGATACGTAAATATGCATCTTCAAAATAATTTGGGTCTACTATATCTAAAATATTGTTTGCAAATCTTCTATCTGTTATCATTTGTGCTATGAATCTTAATTGGTAATCATAACCCAAATATGCTAAACTATTTTTATCTATTTTTGCCATTAATTTATTTTTCTAAAACTTGTTATAATAAATATATGATGGTTGGACTAAGCGCCAACCATCGTATATGTTTTTTGACTAAAGTAACGTCTAATCTCATTCATGATAGAAGGAATAATCTCTCTAACATCAACTGAATACCTTACTTTTGGTGGAAATAAGTTTCCACTAAACTCACTTTTAATAACAGTTTTTTTATCAACTTTAATTTCAAATTGGAAATTATCTATTTTATCACTTGTTGGTTTTGCTGATTCTTCAGTTTGCACCATATATGGGTTATAGTTACCCCATAGGTATTCCATAGATTTCTTTTGAAGATACTTAGGAATTATACCTAAACTACCGAAATCACCATTACTAAGACCAGTGATTCTGTCTACTAATTCTTTTAACTCAAACGACTTTAAAATTTCTTCATTGTAATCACGAATGTTGAAATATCTTTGACAAATGATATTGTTGTTAATGTACAATACAAATTCAAATCTTTGTTCTTCGAACTTTTTTGGGCTGTTTTCTTTTTCTGCGCTCATATATTCTATTTTTAAATTAATTTTCTTTCTCTTTCTATTAGTTTTTTAAAAGGTACTAAGTAATCTTCATTTCTTACTTCACCTAAGATTTTGTCGATTCCGTCTTCATGCATGTATTGTGCTATTTTTTTGATGTTTCTACCAGTACCATCTAGTGTACCATTCTTTAACATTTCCAATTCAACTATCGCATTTTCTGAAATCATTGGGTGTTTTAAATTTACTAGTTTATCATTTATTTCGTAAATCTTATCACCTTGTATACCATCAGTAATCCCATTAATGATGTTATGTAAAACCGCTAAAGGTTTCTTTTTTTGTTCTAGTCTTTCTTCTTGGATTCTTTTTGCTTCATCAATTATTTCATTTAAAGTTAATACTCTTTCTTTCAATTGTGGGAAATGTTCTAATAGCGTTTTTAACCCTAATCCTTTTATCCCTTTTATCACGTCTGAAGTGTCGCCAATCATTGTTTTAATTAAAGCAGCATTTCCTACATGATAGCTAAAGTACGAAGAAAAATTGGTATTATCAACATATTCTTTAATATGTAGGAAATAAATTTTTATATCTTCGTTAATTAGTTGAGCCATATCTGTATCGTTGGTACATATAGTTATTTTCTCATTTGACTCTTTATTAAGGCAATAGTATGCTATTAGGTCATCACCTTCAATATAGTCATAGTTAAATTGTCTTACATAAAATTCATTTAAGTAAGTCCAAATTTTCCCTAATTGAACTGCTTGTTCTTCATCAATAGTTTCCGTTAGATTAACGAAATCTTTGTTGCGGTTACTCTTGTATGGGTTGTATATTTTAAACCTCTCTAAGCCGCTTAATTTACCATCCCAAAATATATAGACTTGATGGTATAAATCTTCCACTAGCATTTTCCTAACTAGCGTGATAAACTGGTATAAACCACCGACAAATTCTCCTTTGTCGTTGTATTCATCTTTGGCACCAGCAAACGCCCTTTTAAAAAGGGCATTGCCATCTACCAATAATGTATTTTTTGTTTTTATTACAGCTTCACCGTTTCTTGGTGGTCTTTTATTCACTTCATAAAACTTTAATTGTTAAACAATAATTAAGCAGACATATCTTCTCTACTTAACCCCATCTCTTCTGTTACAATATCGAAATCGCCATATTCAGAATCTAAATGATTAGCTAAAAATTCTTTATATTCTTTTTTGTATTCATCGATTTTGTTTGGATTCCAATATCCATGTGGTGTTGATGCGATAGTACCTTTTTGTTCTACTCCATTAACTTGGTTTTTCTCACATCTTATTCTTGTGATAACACCAAACTGATATTCACTTCCTTTGTTTTGAGCTTTTAACTTATCTGTTGAGTGAGTTAAAATACCACCAAAATGGAATATCATTCTAGGTGAGTAGAAAAACGCTTCACCACCTTTGTGTTTGATAACTTTATTTTCATTATCTAACCATATTTGTTGAACAACCGCAAATGTAGCTGTATAATCTGAATCTTCACGTCTAGACGCTGGTATTCTATAGTTAATAAGTGATTTGAAACATGTCGCTAACGCACCAGCAGTCCATTGATTGTTGGTAGTTTTAGACGTAGCACCTTTAAAGCAGTTAATTGAACCAACTGAATCCCAGAAGAACGCTACGTTTCTAGGTAAACTACCTTCTTGTTGAGCGTCCATCATAGTATTCATATGATAAGAAATATCTTCAACTACCGGTTCGTATCTTAAAGGTTTAGTCATCATTTTACTATGTTGGTGGTCATAACACGCATACATTCTTAATAAATCTGGTCCTTGTAAAAATATGAAATCACCTTCATAATTAACTTCACCAGTTTCTTCATCAACTACTTCTTCAAATTGAACACCAATGTTTCTAGCGTGTGTCCAGTTCCAGTTACCTTCTGTTTCATAAATAATAGGTAAAATACCTAATTTTTGACAACCAGCTATTGCTTCATATATGGCAGTTGATTTACCAGTATTTGAATACCCTCTAAAGCTAGTAAAATAACCAATCGGAATACCAGGTACTTTTACAGCGTCATGAAAAGCTTCAGATAAAGGAATCCAAGCCAATTCTTTTTCTTTTATTTGAAAATCTAATCCTTGTGTTTTTTTGAAATCACTTAAACTAAATTCTTTTTTCTCTATAGGACTTTTTGTAGGTTTTTTAGCCATTACTTTTAATATTACAATTTGTTATTTTAGAACAAAAAAGAGGTTCGTTAAAACCTCTTTTTAATTCTTTGTTTACCTTAGAAAGGTAAATCATAATCATCATCTTCATCAGATGTTGTAGTAGTTTCACTAACAGTTGGTTCAATTTTAGTTGTAGTAGCAGTTTGAATACTAGCTTTTACATTTTCAACACCCATTGTTAATTCTTCTTCCATTTTTGCGTTTTCAGATGTTGTATTGTTTTTCAAAGCTTCTTTGTCAACAAATTTTTTCTCATCTTTATCCCATACTGGAATTCCACCTTTTACAATGATTTCTAAATACTCGTAAGATTTAACTGAATAAACATCTTCCCAAGTTCTTGCATCAGATAACCATTCTTGTTTCAATTCATTGTCAGTATGTAATGGTGTTGAATCTAACGCAACAATTGCAGATACTA